GGGGTTGTCTAACGTATCCCGAAGGTCGTTGAACGTATTTTTGGTTTTTGTGTTTAAAAGCGAGATTTTAGGAAAACCAGGAACCGTAGCCGTGTTAAGGTATGTAAGAACCACGGCGGGGGACGGAAACCTACGAAACTGCAGAAGTTTGCGAGAGGGGCCCTGGCGTGCAGGGACGATGGAGGGCAAAATCGTCGCCAACGCTCTGAAGGGCGTAGCAGTTGGTGAACGTTGTGGCATTGTAGTACACGTAAGGCAGCGTTGATGACATGGCGGCCCAAATGCTATTTTGCTGCGTGAAGTCGTAGAGCCATTTGCGAAAATATGGCAGCTCCACAGCGACTTCAGGGCTCTTGGGAATGCACGCGATGACTTGGCCAATTTGAAAAGCTGCTGCTGTCGCAACGCCGGGAGGAGTTGCTCCAAAACCACGAGATCCAGCATGAATGCCCGAGGTGGCAGCGTTGTAGAACGTATAGCGTAACGATCCAGACCACGCAAGGAACCAGCGCGAGATTGTCTGAAGGACATCGAGCAGGGCGGTCTCCTGAGCAGCAGGGTAAGCCGTTGCTGCGCTGGGGGCACCAATGTAAACGCCACGCTTCATGATGCGACTAGTAGAGAGGGGCAACTCAGGAGCGCCCATGTTCTCGGCAAGAGTGTAACGCTTGGCATCACCGAGGACAGCCCAATCACCCTGGGTTGTAAATTCCGCGTGGACATTCATCTGTGCTGAGCCATGGGCTTCCACCTTTTGAGCGAAGAAGAGGGTTTTCTCTTCCGGGGACATTTTTTGCCAATGGAGCACCTCACCGCCACTCATTGCAGACGGCGGTTTAATCACACCAGAAATGGGGGTGTAAACACCAACCATCTGGTTCGCCGGTCCACAATAGTCGTAGAAGTGGGGCTTGTGCATAGCAGTCCAGACAATGAGGGAGATGTTGGAACTGCTACCAAGGTTGTCGGGAATGCGCGGCTGCGTTTGAACATACGCAAGGAGCGTTCCGCCACCTTGGCTGTAGGCATTTTGGTTGCCATTGTTAATCGGAGGAACAGCCATGCGCAAGAATGATGTTTGAGGATACAACTCAAGTTTGATCTTGGTGGATCCGCGGATGTTGAAAACAAGGGAGTACATGTCTCCGCCATCAATTTCCGGGTCGGCTGGTGCGCTAGATCCAGGCGGGTTCCAGATTAAGCGAATTCGAGCGGTTGTCACAGCGGAGGTGCAACAATAGATCAAGGTCCGCCAGGCGCTCATGTACATGCGCACCATTCGTGAAACGGAGTATGCCCAATTGGAGGTCGTGGTGATAGTGTAGGGCCCCGCACCTGTTTGTGTCGCGTTGGCAAGCGTGCGGGGATCGAAAGCAATGGAAAAGATCTGAGCTTTCAAAGCCGTGCTAGAATTGATGCGGTAAGTGCTGAGGTAGCTCGGGCGGCTGGCAAGACCCTCCATAGACCAGTTGCCGCCGGCAGGTGAGGATACGGGCGCTACAGAGGACAAGGCAAGCACAGTGCCTTTGAAGTGCCCATCACCATGGACGTCGTCACGAGACCCATAATCGTACGTGGGCATAGCGAGTGCGATGGTTGTGGGGCGGTCCAGGAGCGGAAGCGCAGCAGCCGTGACCTTGGCAACGGGAGCCGCCACAGGAGAGATCGCCCCAGCGACGTTCGCAACGAGATCAGTGGCGAAGTCGAGCAAATGCCCAATCACTGGAATCGTGTCACCAAGACGCGTGCGTGTGATGGCAACTGCTTGGGTGGACTTCTTCTCTTGCTCCTTGGTGGGTTTGGACATCTGGGCGCCACCATGGATATGGCCATCGTACGGCTCGGGGATCCCACCGATCTCGAGGCCTTGTGCGTCAACGTACTTGATGCCAAGAGGGTGCTTGCCAACAGGCGTGGAATAACCATATGGTGTGACGACGAAATAGTCGGCGTTGGGGTCAACAATGGCTGCAAGAGAGTCAGCACGACTTTGAACGGCCGCAAGGCGGTTTTTCTCTTTGGCGGCTTTGGTTGCGATATCGTTGCGCATCCATTCCACAGATTTGGCAATGGAATCACCAACAAAACTTTGCATTTGAGCTTTACCATGCGCAATCCGCTTTCGGACGGTGATGAGTTGCGCCTCAAGCGCGGCGGCCTCTTCCTCATCGCGCGCAGGCGCGCGTGGATCGGGTCGCATCGAAAGGATCTTGCGGAAAGCAAGCGGGAGTGCGGAGGCCGAATCAGGCATAGCCAGTTCCAAACCGATTATCATGGCCTGCACGTTGACATTCATTGTGGTCACGGCATTAACAGACGACGAGAACGGTTGCTCGAATGAACGGAAAACGAGTTTCCCGTGTGAGGCTGGAAAAGCGTCGATCACGCCCTTTGTAAACCAAGGGATGTTGAACTCCCAAGGGATGTCGAAGTCGGCGTTTGAATCTGTAGCGGGATCAATCCAGGCAACTCCAAGGTGATCACACGCTGCTTGATCGCCCTCATAGGGCACGTGTGTACCATCGTGGCATGGGACGAAATAGGCCAAGAGCATGCCAGCAAACCCGGTCGTGGAACTAAGCCGAACTTGGAATTTGATTGTCTTGTAGCGGCACGCCTGGAAATACTGAATGTGTGCAAGCAGCAAACCGCTGTTCATGATATCGTAGGGCAAATTGAGCGAGAGCAACGCACCACTGGCCCAATTTTGGGAAGTCGTCCAATTGAAAGAGCCGACTGTGGCCCAACGTTCCACAATAGAGGGGTCAGGGCGAAAGACATGGGGGGCCATGCGCCCCGTGAACAAGTCTGAGACGTCTTGATGGCTCCCTAGAAGTCCGGGTGTTTTGGGTTCTGGAGCAACGATGATTGGCTCCGTTTCCAGCGTTGTGGTCATGGCTGACTGACGGCCATCACTCGGGGCGGGAGTGGGTTCTGCCTTCGCCTGCAAGGATGCTTGAGCTTTGCCATGCCCCAAGGGATAACGCGAGAGGAAATTCGCTTCCCAACGCTGGGGGCGGCCAGACTTGCAGGACTCTTCAACGCGATCCCAGGTTGGGAGAACCTCGACGGCATCAAGAACATGACGCTCAGTGAGGTATCGAGCTGCGAAAGAGCGGAATTGTTCGAAGAGGGGGCGTCCATAACTATGCAGGTCGCCAAGAACGTTCGCGAAGACCTGGAGCATCCCGGAGGGTGACGGGTCGAAATTGTAATCGAGAGGGCGCAAAATCGACTCAATGTCCAAGGGAGAGGTCATAGCAACGGAGAGTTCGTCCTCAAGGCGCCCATAGCGGACACCTCTCTTTAGGAGATTGAAAGCGCTCGGGGGGTATGCAATGGGCAATTCTGAGTGCTTGTCAGGGGACGTGATTTCCGCGCCAAACAACCGACGCTTCAGGTCACGAAGGTTGTGGTTGTTCAAAGGATCAGGTTCACGCTTAATGAGGGAAAAGTCGTCGCCATAGACATTCGTGAAGAAATGTCGCTGGTAGATAGCAAGGTCGTAGACTCCATCACCTCCAGCATCGCGCGAGTGGAGGTAGCACCAGCACAAATAGATTTCCCCTCCATTAATGAAGCTGTTGTAGTCCGCGCAAATTGGATTGCCCGTTGGCAAGAGATTCCCAAGTGACAAGAGGAACCTGTCAAGTGCGACTGATGGGTCCTGAAGCACCTCAAGGAGACGCCGCTGAAGGTTAGAGAGTTTGGTTGGAATGCCGTCAGGGAAATAGTGGATCACGAGGCCGCGCTCGACGATATGGCGGCCGATTATGTGGGACAAATTCGTGTGGCGGAAGTCCCACCAACGATGATCGCCTTGGAGGACCTCGATCGCAGTGGCCAGTGCGACACGGAGAGCCTCGTTCCACTGGTTCGAATTGCTGGAAACGCCTACGCGCAGCCAATAGCGCAGGTCGTGCGCATGGGGCACAACACCAGACAGCACAGGCCCAAAGACCATCATGAACGCGACCTGGAGGTGGGCTGGCGCGCCAAGGATGAACCGCGCAGCGAGCTTGGGGACAGCGAGGCATTCATCCTTGAGGAAGAAGGACCAAATAACCTCAATCGCTTCGTCGCGCATGCCGCAATCAAGCAGCTCTTGCAATGAATTGACAAAAGCGGGGTGGTAGTCTGGCTCACACTTAACGTCAGATAGGTGACAACCTCCTTCGGGGTGTAGGTGGCACACGAGAATGCGGTACTTGCCGTCGTTGCCGCAAGAGCCTGGCAAACGCATATGTTTCCAAGGAAGGTTGGAAGCGGTTGAGCGCTGAACAGTGGGCACATCTGGGTGGGTTGGGTCAGCAACAAGAGTCTGTTGAAGTGTCATGTTCGGAGCGGGGGACGTGGGGGGGGGAATCATGCACCGAACAACCGCGTCAGTGAGCCGATCCAAGCACCATTGAGCGATAGGCACACCGTCGACGGCGTGGATGTTGGGCAAGAAATCCATGTGCTTTTGAAGCGTTTCATGAACTGGGTTGCCCGTGAAGTCACCCTTGGGACCTTTGGCTGACCACGGGAACTGGAGTGACGGGGCCTTAACCGGGCCCGGATTAGGACAGCCAACTGCCGCGCAAATGTGCGGGCTGCGATGGTCGGTGCAGGTGGCTGAACAAATGTCAGTGGCGCGCAACTGGGTCTGGTTGTACAAGCCACCAGAAAGGCTCTGGGGAAGCACGCCGTAAGCGATAGCCCCAGGTGCGAGGCGCATTTGCGGCACGCCCTTAATGGATAGCGTGTACCGGGCCCCATCCAGAGAGACGGAGCGCGCAGGGGACGACTGCGGTAGCACAAAAGCTGGAACGGAGGTGGTGCGCCCAAGAACGGCAATCACACCTTCATAGGTCATACGGGTTGCAACACCGAACCACGTGCCGTCAACGTTCATGCTTGAGGCGTGAATGCCCCACATTTTGCCCACGCAACGCTGGTTGAGCGTTATGTATGGGGTGCCACTGCGGCCGTCCTGCAGAGGTCTTGTGACAACGACGTCGTTTTCTTCAAAAGTGAGTGGAACGGCGGCGGCATTGTAGAGAACGACCTCTGACTCGCCGTCGTGCACATGTGCCGCATGGAAGACAGCTGGTGGAGGATAGGTACGCGGCGGCCCGGCGTCAACGTAGACCTGCGACTGGAAGATTAGGGCCCAATCCCGAGAACGCATCACATGGTGAGTGATGTCACGGTAAGACGGGAGGTTGGTAGGAATCGCAACCAGAGCCCATTCTTCGGATTTTTCAAACTCCTCAAGCAATGGGACGAGCGAAGGTTTGAGCGGTATGGACTTATCGCGGAGCGGCGTGCCAATGGCGGCAATGAACTCAAGATGCCGGACCTCAAACTGACAAGGCCTGTGGCCTTTAATATAGATCATAGTGTCAGCAGGTAACTGAAGCAAAGCATTGGCGGTGTGTGTATTCACTGCGGCTCGGTGGTCACAAAAGAACGTGATGGTGGCAAAGGAAGTGCCCCATGAGATGATTGCAACGTTCGGACGTATGGCAGCAAGAACATTGTCGATGTCTTCAGGCACGGTGGCTGGAGTGAAGGTCTGACCAGCACCATGGGCTTCCCGACTACGAACGGCATCCCGGAGGTCTTTAATTTCGGGTGGCGGGGGGAGCTTGCGCTTTTTCTTAGGATCTTTGTCAGTGAACGACTGCGCTTGACCTTCAATGGCAGATTGGGTTGGACCCCAAGCCCAACGGACGAACCGAACGAGGCCATAAATCCAAAGAGCGTTGAGCACCAAGCCAATGAGAATGGCCGCAATCGACGCCGCAACCATCGCGACGTCTTCGTTGGCCACAGAGGGACCCGCGCCACGAGTGATGCTCGCCAATTCCAAATCAAATGCGCGGCGCGATTGCCTGGCGGCGTTTTGAAGGCGTTGAGTGTACCGCGCGTCGTTAACAAGGTAAGTGGCGGCTGGATAGTGAATGCGCACGAGCCGGTGAGCCGACGCATAGTCAGGCAATAGGTCCATGAAAGTGTGATTGAATCGCTGAATGAACTGCGAATTTTCCTGCGATAGAGCATCGTACAAATGGCCAATTGTCATGGTTTGCCCTTTGGAAATTTCCTTCACACGCAAACCGAGCTGGCGCATGACAGCTGGTTCAGCCTGAATGAGGGCCCCAAGCAAATCAGGTGTGGCGGCGGCGCCAACCTGAGTGAAGATGGCCTTGGTCAGTGCAAGATGTTGCATTTTTTCGAGTTGCTCGGTTGTGGGATCCGGTTGCATCTCGAGCGACACGTTCAGCGCGTCAATGAAAGCTTTCTCAGGGAGGCGCAGAGCAAGCCACTCACTCAACGTCCAGTTATAGCTCTGGCGAATAAAGCCATTGTACTGGGCTTGGCCCAAATGAGACGTGGGGTAACGAATACGCACCTCAGCTACAAATTCGTCGGTGATGACCTGCTTAGCAAAATCTTGGGGAGGGGTGGTGCCCTGGTGTTTGTCGATGATAGCGCTAATTTGGGAGACGACCTCAGCCAGTGAGACTGTGGGCAGGCCCGCTGCAATGGCGTAGAACTTTGCCGGGTCGGTTTCGGTCATAAGGGCATGGCCCTTGGGCACAATGCGCAGATCCGAGAATGTGAGATCACGTTGCAGCAAACCTTCACGCTTGGTGAGAACCACCAGGGTGAGGTCATTGCGACGACGGAAAGTTGTAGGATCTTTGTGAGACCCACGCCATTCGTGGTCGCTACAAGCTGGGGGGGGATTCTGCGACGAGTAGATGATTTCGAGGTGATTGTAAGCATCCACTTTGTCGCGAATAGCCGCTTGGTCGAAGAGTTGGGCCGTGGTGTCACAGGCATTCAGGAAGAAGTCGCCCTCCGTTTTATGACCGTCGGGTGGCAACTCTGCACGGGCGATGTCATGGACAATTGCGACGCGTTTCCACTTTGTGAAACCATTCATGAACTTGGATTCAAAAGTGGGAGTGAAGATTTCCTGAGGCGTCAAAGCCTTGCCTGTGCGCGCCATCATGACAAGATTGGCGAGCAACGGGAGGAGGTCACTCTTGCCGGTGCCCGGAGGACCACAGAGTGCGACCCAACCAACACGTTTCTTGATCCCTCCAGAGGTACAGGAGTATGCGCGAGCCTCAAACGAAAGAAGAAGCTGGTACGTGGTGTTGAAATTGGCCGCAAATTGGGCAGGGAGCCCAACCGAGATCGCACGAGCTGACAAAGCCGCGCCCTCAGCGAGAAGTCGCTGGGTGTTTGTAGCTGTTTTGTGGTCTGTACCAATTTTGTCCGCCTCAGCAAGGATTGGCGCCACGGCCGCACACCACTTTTGTTGTTGGGAAACAACGGGGTCGTAGAGGGACGGAATCCAAGGATTCTCGTCGCCGGTGATGCGCGTATAGATAGAGTTGAGCACGTAGCGTATAAGCGGGCCAAGGTTCTCCTCAAGAGTGCGCCAATCGTGGATACCTTGCGCAAGCGCGCGCAAAGGCCCATTAGGACGCATGTCGCTCACCGAGGAAACGTGGTGGCCAAAGAAGTGGGAGGTGATCGTCAACAACCCGGGCAAAAGGAACGAGAGGTTGTGGGCAAATTGAGCTTTGCCATGTAAATCGGGGCTGGTTTGATCGGCTGTTGGAGCCGATTCTGGCGTTGAAAGTTGACCTGCCAGAGAGGTTAGAGCGTCAATGACCGTACTCGCCAAATGATAGCGAGCGGCGAATTGACCAAACCAGCACGCAATGGCCCATTTGGAATGGGGGTGCGTGCAAGCGAAATACAGGTTGACGAAGCAGAGGATGATTTCGGCACACATTTCTGCTTGCCATGGTATAGAACCTTGACGGAAGGTGCGCCATCTGTCCACAGCAAGAGTTTTGATGTATTTCCACGCAAGACGGAGTGCAAGCAAGGAAAAGAAGTTTATCAGGTGGTGGCCAATTCCGTATTGAACGTCACCGTGCGCGATAGTGAAGACGCGCACACCGCCAAGGGCATGGAGGGTGGTGAAGAAATCGAAGTGCTTATGCCACCAAAAGACTGGAACGAAGTTGGCAGCAGGGTAGGGACGCACAACAAGCACGGGTTGCGCGACACCAGCGACGCCCTCACACCTAAGGTTCCCATTGCGAAGAGCACAAGTGCCGTCGCAAGGAAAGCCCTCAATGGCGGGTTGGCATCGGAAGGGGGTGCGGAATTTCGTCGGGTCAATGTATTTCTCATTGACAAAGAGAACCACACGCTCTAAATTCCAAAAGAGCGTGAGACCGAAAACAATCGCGTAGTAGGAACTCACAGCGATTGCGAGCACAAGAGCAACAGCGAGTGGGATGACATAAATGCAACC